CTAGTGAGATTGCAGCGCGGCTTTCACAGCCGTAAGCGAATAACGGCCTTTAATATCTTTGAATCTATGCTCTTTGGCTAACTTCTTAAATGAATGGTAGGATAAGCCCGGTATACGTTCACATAATTGCGTAATGTTAAGCAGCTCATCGCCTTGGGCTGCTAAGACTTTGGATACCGCATTTTCACAAGCTTTCTCCATCAACTGCGCTAATTCATTCGCAGGCATAGAAACAAATTTAACTTCTGTCATTCCACCCAGCCTCCCAAATCTAAATAGTTTTGACTCCACTCATTAGCGCAATCAGAAATAAATGTTTCCTTTTGCAGTTCATCCATTGCATTCCAGTCATCTTCATCAATGAATTCACTAAGAGGGTAGAAATCTTCCTGAGTGGCATTTGCAATACCAATTGCCATATGAAATCGAATTTTTAAATCTTTAAATGCTTTTTCACTCATCCCTCAGCTCCCGATTCGCTTTCCAGCTTCATTGCACCTTCTTCTGGATACTCACTTATATAAACGTAGTAACCACTGCCGCTATGAGCTTCATCAAACCAAGCAATTGTTAATTCAGTTTCTAAAAGTTCTGGATCTTTGTTTGGTGCACCAAAGTTTGCTGCTGCATATAATTGCTCACAGGTTAAGTAAATCTTTTTCTCTGGCACCGCCTGAGCTTTGGCTTTTTTCTTGCCATGCTTCCCAAGCAAAGTTCATTGTTTCAGGAGCATCGCTAGGGCAAAAATCCTCATTAGGCCAATATGAATTTGTTTCTTCGTTGTAATAAACAAATTCACTTTTGATTGCTAATTCAGCCAAAGGCAATCTTTCAAACGCCTCTCTTTCCTTATTCAAATCTGTCATGCTGCCACTCCTAATTTTGGTTTCCAATATTTAGCAAAGTCAGCTACTTCACGAACAAGAGCCTTAACATCTGATTCCATGTTTTGATATGAGTGCTGGTGTAATTCGTGGTAGCTCTTAATTTTTACTTCTGTTAAACCATCCACAACTTTATCTAAGCCTGAGTGTTCAAATACTTGGTACTTAAAGTTGTCGTATTGCTTAACTAATAAATATGCACGCCACTGGAATGCATCCATATATTTATCTGGATCAAAGGCAGCAGTAAGCTTGTGGTCAATTAGCTTTGAACTAGTCTCAGCATCGATTTTTGCAACCAAATCAACATCATCAAAAATCCGTGTGACATACTTTTGTTCACGAACATCACCAAGTTCTAGAGTCCCGTCTAGGCCTTCACTAAACAAAAAGTTAAACCCCATTTCTTTTGTGACTTCATAATTAAGATCATGTTCAAGAAGGGCATGAAAAGCTGTGCCGCACTTCATTGCCATATTCTGCGTCTTTCCTAAGAACAACTCTTTAGCGAGTTCCTCTGAGGTCATATCATCATTCGATATGCCCCAAAGGTAGCTATCGAGCATAGTTGTCGATAGCCTAATAATCATGCTGTTTGCTCCTGAGGCTGAACACTAGTAAATGTCTTGGTTTGCCTGTCATAAGCAAATCCATATTGTCTAGCTTGCTCAACAGCTTTGTTCCACATCTGACGAACAAATACATGACCTTGTGGAAGTTTGGCTTTAAGCTCTTCAAAGTCTTCAAGTGATTCGGCAGCAAGCACTTCTGAATCCCAATCATCCAATTCTTTTTGTGCTTTAGCCTGAGACTCACTTAGACTATTAATGTGGTTCTTGGCCTGATTTAGAATCGAATCAAGTTGATCTGGTTGTACATCTAAATCATTGAGAATAAGGTTTCCAATTGCTCCTGAGTCTTTCGCGTGAAATGCTGTGCTTGGTGCAAAATAAATAGCTTTTTGGGTTCCTTGTTGCCCTTGATGAGTTGTCATGTATCCCATCATATCTGCAACCTTGTAGGCTTCTTTTTTACTTGCACCTACCATGTCAGGGCGAAAAATAATGTCATCGCCTTTTTTATCTTCGGCAGTATGAGCAAGAAGGATTACATCCTTACCAAAGCTGCGCAAAAGATTAAACCAGTGAGTGAATGTTCTGTTTAGGGTGCCGTAGCCTTGAATTGATAATTCATTTGAATTACGACGGCAGTTTTTTTGATCTTTAACTAGGTGAGCAATGATCACATCAAGCATACGACCAGCTGTGTCTACAATTACTGTGTCATAACCTAAAAGATCATTTGCAGTTAATGATGAAACCTCAGACCAGTTATTAACCTGAACTGTGTCTTTACGGTATTTGCCTGCACGATGTGCGCCTTTATCAAAGTCAAAAAGGATAGGATTCTTAGCCGAGAAAGCTAAAGACGTTTTACCAATACCTGGATCACCATAAATAAAAGTAATTAAGGTCTCTACACGCATTGGCTCTTGATCTGTAACAATTTTTAGTGCCATTTTCTAATACTCCGTAGACTGGCTTAAATCACATTACGATGTAGCTATAACAAACGGTGCATTGCCCATCGTTACTAACTTGCATCAGATCTTTGCAGCAAAAACACCATTCAAACTTGACGGGCTTTTGCTTCTTCTTGTTCTTTTTAGGAGCTTTCTTTTGCACTGGCGCATTCATAATCTTCTCCTAATTCTTTTCTACTGGGCGTTGTTCTAATGAATCTGTCCAGTCGCCTGAAAAAATTCTGAAACCAATGTGTTTGCATGAATGTGCAAATGATTTGCTTACCCATTGGTCCTCATCCTCACCACCAATGAATGGTTCATTTTCAGTAACAAATCCCCATGAATTATGGTCTTCATCAGTTGCAATCCAGCAAACATCATCAGGCACATTCGACCAATCGTATTTAGTCTCCATCACCCACCTCTCAACTCATTTCTAATTTCAGCCAATCTTTTTAACGTTTCACTTAGGTAGGCGATTTTTGTCTTAATAGAGAACTGATCGCTTAGCTCCAATTGGATTTGCTCAGTACCACGACCTACATAGCGAAGATGAATCCAATTGCCACCGTCAGTGATTACTGTGTCTTCCTCACTAGAAAGTGGAAGCAGGGCATTTACAGAATCTTTAATAAGATTTTGAAGTCTTGATACTTCGATAATTTCAGGATGTGCATTCATGACATTCACCATGGAGCGCTTAAATGCGCTCTCTAATCCCTGATTCGATAAGATCTTTAATCTCAACTACGTCTAAACGATCAACGTAAGCTAAGACCTCGCCATCTTCGTCATAAACGCGAATGTCTTTAATCTCGTTAATTTCAACTTCACGCCAAGCTTGATAGCCGTTGCCATCAATTGAGTACTGAGCATCAAAATCAACTTCTAAAGTGAACTTTTCATTTGCAGTTTGAAGTACTGCTTGTTCATTTTCAGGGTCGATTGATTCAACTTTGAAAGGAGCTGCAACCGTTACAGGTTCTTTGTTAGCTGGGGTAAATGCATAAGCAGCAGTTAGAGCACTAACTACTCCTACGAATCCCATGGATTTGACTATGTTGGCTTTTATGTTCATACTTATCTCACTCGTTGAGTAGCCCCGCATCCGCCAAGATTGTTCGGGGCTTTTTAATATTCGGTAGAGTTATGTTCAACTAATTGAACATTAATGTCAATACTTTGTTCAATAAATTAATTAAAAATGTTCAATATTCTGAATTCATGCTTTAATAGACAAAAGAAAACCCACACGGGGTGGGTTAAGCGTTGCTAATTTTGTATTTTAAAAATCAAATTCTTCTTGTTTGGTAGTCTTATGCTCAATAACTTCCATAACCTCAAACTCTGTCTTAAGTTTTGTATGAGCTAAAAATTGGATGGTCTTTAGCTTAACCTTAAGTAAGTCGCCCTTACCAAAACGAAGCAATCCAGAATCAATCTTTTGCAGAAACACCTCATCAGTAATAGAAGCATTAATTGTTGAGCCGCCATTATTGAATCGCCACTTGTTTTTTTCCTTAAATGATATTGATTCAATTTGCAAAAAAGTTTCTGTGATGCTTTCGCTCAAATGATCATCAATGTCCTGAAATTTAAAATACTCAACTTCTTTTTTGTCAATAAATAGCTCAACATTTTCATCAAGCATTTCTTTTACAACATAAAATGAGTCAATCCCATCTTTGCTTAGTGGTTCTAGCATTTTTTCAATATCGGATGCAATCACCTTGCTTCGGTAAAGACGTAACGCTCTTTTATCAACTTCTAAATATTCAGTTTCAGTGTAAAAGACTTTTGCATGATCAACAGTTTCCTCTATCTTAACAGGAGGGTTGCCTTTCAGTTTTTTATAGATTTGAATTACACCAACAGTAGCACCCCCAAAAAAACCAACCAATCCCAAGATCCCACTTGCGTTTGCTAAGGCCGTTGCAGTAGGGCCAACTAATAGATCTTTGATTTGATTCACCCAAGATAGGTGCTCAACAAATTCTATTCCAAAACAACCTGTTTTAAAGTTTGCTTTGACATTTAATTGAATTTCAAGCTTATCCCCATTGATCTCTTTATTGGCATGAGTCAAGAGGTCACTTATAGCCATCATAGCAGGCGCAAGATCTCGAACATCCATTAGGTGTTCTTCTAATGCTTTGCCATCATAAACTACATGGAATTTCTCACTCATAGCATCATCATCAATCAGGTCTGTATTGGTTATTGTCATAGTCTAACAGTCTGTATTTTTAGTTTCATCATGAGTTTGACATTGGTTGTCGCACCACTTTGCCCGAACTGTTATAAAGTACTGTGTCGGGTTCACAGCTTATTAATCTTTGGTGTTATTAATTTTCTGCCCAAGCTTTCCTTCTTTTACCAACTGCACGACCTGCTCATTAGTAAGCACAGGAATAAAGACTTTGTCGCCAATATCTTTGGAAAGAATCTTCACTTCTTCGGCTGTTAGCACCAAAGCTTCACCATGTTTCGCAGCATCATTGATGCGAGCAATAATCTGGTTGATTGGTAGTTTTGAATTGTCCAATTCCATTCTCCTTTTTTAACCTGCACGCCAAAATTGGCGACCCATAACTTTAAAATTCAATCCATTTTGCTCCGTGACTTCACGATCTCTGTATTTAGGATTTAGGCTGTGCAGAATCAGTTTCCCGCCTTCTTCCTTGAAAATCTGCTTAATCATGCCTTCACCCTCAAAGTAAACAGCATAAATTTGACCATCAATAATGTCGGTTTGGGATATATCAATGCCAACCAAATCCCCATCCTCAATCTTGTCCGCCATACTGTCGCCTTTAGCCTTGATGATGCGCATGCAATCAGGATGAACATTTTTTTGTTTAAAAAAACTAGGTGGGAATGGCTGTTTTCCATTGATCACATCAAAGTGAAACTCTATAGATTCTCCTGTGCCACAAGAAAAACTTGCCTCTACCACATCAATCCAGATAAATCCATCATCCCCACCATACTCAACTACTGACGCGCTTTGAATATCATTCACATCAAATGATGATTCATCTTTCTTGGATAGGCCGTGCTTATCCATAAATTCTTGCATGTTGAAGTTGGTTAAATTTTGTTTTTCTTTTCCAGTAAGAATCCATCTGGATGTTGTTTTTAATGCGGTTGCTAGCGCCTCAATGTGCTTTGCGCTCGGATTATTACTTCCATTTACCCAACCAGAAACAGTTCCTCTAGCAGCGCCAGTGAGCCTCATTAAATCCGCTTGAGATAACTTTAATTCAGCCATTCGAGATTGAATGCGATCAGAAACAGAATTATCCATCGTTCAAAACCTTATATCAGATGTTCAAAATTATGAACAAGAAGTTTGACAAATGCCTGAACATGTTGTTCAATAAGTTGAATTAATATGTTCAGGAATTTGAATATGAATGTAGAGCATTTGAGGGAGTTCTACGGTGTAGAAAATAACTCTCAACTAGCCAAGAAAATCAAAAAAGCACGCTCAGGTATTACCAAATGGGAGCAAGAAGGCATACCACCAAGAACGCAAGCTGCCTTTGAAGTATTAACAAATGGAAAGCTAAAGGCTGACCGTCAAGCATTAACTGCCTAGGAAAAACCATGACTAAACGTAAACCAAAGAAGGATGCGTCTATCACCATCCATATGCCAACAGACCACAAAGAACAGTTGTCCTCATTGGCTGAAATGCTACGAGCAGGACAGGGTGCAAGTGAGTATGTGTACGAAACGTTAATCAAGCCTCATCTCCAAAAATTGAAAGCTGAGACGAAGATTAAACAAAAGATTTTCGGCTTAACAGAGAGCGATAAAAACCATGAGCTGCATTCAGATTTATCAGTGCGCTCAGAAACAGCAGACATTAAAAAAGCCTGATTTCGTGGATCAGGCTCAATGTTCAATCGGAGCAAACCATATGAACTATTCAATATTAGCAGACATTGAACTAAATCGGAAGATTAGTTTGTTTCAAAAAGCGGTTGAGGCTTATGTGCTTAATCGAACTCTCGAAAACTCTATGGCATTGGCTAAAGCGAAAGCTGATTTAGCTGCATTTGTATTGAGAGGTGTTTGATGAATACGGCTTTTAACCTGGAACAATTTCTCAAGCAGGCCACCCCAGTGGAAGATAAATACACTAGAACACCAAATTACCTGGTGGATAAGGGCTATGTGTCTGAAATGACGGGTAGCGCTTTGAAATGCTACGTAGTGATTAACCGCTTTACTGATGGTTTTTGCCGTAGTAACTGGTCGATTACTTCTAGCTTCCTTCAAGAAAAGACTGGAATCAAGAAATTAAAAACACTTACTGACTCAGTTCGCCAGCTTGAACAATTGGGTTTGGTTTTAGTGGTTAGATCAACTGGTGAAACTAACAAATTTTCAATCATTCATCCTGAGTTTGAACCACCTGCCAAAATGGATGGTAGTACCGATAATGGTATGGACACTACCCCCGAAAATGGTATGGGGAGTACCCACCAAAATGGAGGGGAGACTACCCCCGAAAATGGTACTACTAAGAAAGAAACAAATAAGAAAGAAAATATTAAGAAAGATATATGTGAAATTTTCGAGTTCTGGAAAACCACATTCAGCAAAAATGAAAAAACGATTCTATCTGACAAACGAGCTAGAAAAATTCAGTCTCGTCTCGCTGATGGATATCTGGTTGAAGACATCAAACATGCAATCCTGAATTGCTCTAAGTCTGATTACCATGTTCAAGGTGGTTATACCGATATTGAATTGATTTGCCGTGAACCTGAAAAACTAGATCGTTTTATCAATATGTTCCCAAAAGAGCAGGATAAAACCAACTCTGATAATTCAGAAACAAAGCGTAATGCACCTGTATTGATTCGCAAAGAATACAAGGGGGCTAAATAATGGATTACTTACATTCAGTCCCTACAGAGCAAGGTGTATTAGTTTCTTTGTTATCTCTTGCTGATGGTGTGGATCAATATGTTCAACGCCTAAACCGTGATTACTTCTCAGGAAAACATCAGATTATTTTTGATGCGATTAAAGCAATCCACGATCGTGGTGAACAAATTGATTTCATTCTTGTATGGGACGAAATCAAGAAAAACCCATTGAATCTTCACCACATTGATGAGCAGTACATGCTTACGCTGAATGCAGAAGCGCCTACGCTTATTTCAACACTGGAACAACACATCGAGAAGCTTCACCGTTTAATGGTTCGTCGTAAGTTCGTAGACATTTCTGTGCTTATGCAGGGTATGGCAAAGGACTTCACCACAAACCTAGATGAGATGCTCAATAAAACTCAGAACATGATTGCTGAAATCGGTGACAACTCTGAGAAGAAATCACTTACCTATGTGAATGAGTTTGTAGCACGTCTCTATGCGGATCTAGAAGAAACTTGCATTGCACGAAAGAACGGCACTTATGTTGAAACGGGCTTAAGAACAGGATTCATTGCACTAGACAACAAAATCGGTGCTCTACGTCGTGGCAACTTTGTTCTGATTGGTGCCCGTCCATCAATGGGCAAAACAACATTCGCTCAAAATATTATGAGTGATATGGCAATCAACCAAGACCTTGTTGTTCAGTTCCATTCACTTGAGATGACTGAGGAAGAAATCAGGGACCGTATTGTTTCAGGTGTCGGACAAATCAAGCTTCGCAATATCAAGTCTAAGTTTCTTGAGGATGATGACTGGGGGCGTTTAGTTCAGGCTAACAAGATGCTTGAAAATGCCAAATTCGGAATTGATGACACGGCTAATGCATCACTCTCTGATGTCCGTCGTCAAGCAAGATTACTTAAAGCTAAGTATGGCCGTGTAGACGCAATTTTCGTTGATTACCTACAAATCATGAAAAGCCCAGTTGTTACTGATAACCAAGTTAGAGCAATTGGTGAAATCTCAAAAGGGTTGAAAGCAATCGCAAAAGAATTTGATTGCGTTGTATTCGCTCTATCTCAACTTAGCCGCAACTTAGAGAACAGACCTAACAAACGTCCAGTTAATGCCGATCTTCGTGAATCTGGGCAATTGGAGCAGGATGCGGACGTGATTCTATTCATTTACCGCGATGAAGTTTACGACAAGAACTCAAAAGATGCAGGAACTGCTGAAATCATCATCGGTAAGTGCCGTGATGGAGAGGTAGGAACTGTGCGTCTAGGTACTGATTTAGCAAGAGCAACATTTGCAGATCTTGATCCTGCTTATCTCGCTAGTTTGCAAGAGTTTGGAGGTGCAGCGTGAAAACTTTAAATAGAACAAAGAAATTAAACTTTGATGACCAGCTTAGCTTACTCGTGTTTGGCTGTCATGCATCAGCGCCTTTCAGTGTCAAAGACGTGAAGGAATCAGTGTTTGATTTCAATCGAGGAACCATCTACAGCAATCTTCAAAAATTTGTTGAATGGAAATATTTCGAACGTGTTGGGAAAAATCATTACAAGGCAACTCAATACGCAAAAGACATCCTGAATGTTAAAGGGGAGCTGAAAGCATGATCGAATTTGTAGATTACAACGCAATGATGAAGCTGCGTAGAGCGTACAACCTCGGTACTCGTAATGAAGAAACAAGAGCAGCAGCGAACCTCTACGAGAAATTAAGAAAGCTGAAAATGCTAGACCAGCTCAAGCAGGAAGCCATGACTAGACGTTACAAGGAGGCGGTATGAAACCAGAACATTTTATTCGTGAGCAAGGATTGGATAAGGCGCGAGAGGTTGTTGAAGGCATCCCAAGCAAATATATGGAGTGTTACTACTCAACATTATGCTACTGCACCAAAGCAAAAAAGTATTCAGATCGTTTTAATCCAAGAATTGAACTTGTGAACATGGCGGATCTCAAACGCTTGGTGGAGTCGATTGATCTGATCAAGTGGCATGGTGGCACTAAGTTTGCCAAAGACTACCTAGCGCGGAATAAAGCAAAGCATCCAAATGTAAGCGGCTGGGATGAATTGGAGCAGGCAATCAAAGACCACGAATCAATATATGGAGGCGGGGATGAGTAAAGTTCACAATTTAAAAACTGATCCAGAAGTTTTTCAAGCTGTTGTTGATGGTCGTAAAACATTTGAGATTCGTTTCAATGATCGAGATTTCAAAGTTGGCGATGAGCTGATTTTGCTTGAGACGATACATTCAGGCGAGCAAATGAAGCAAGGCATGCCGCTTCTATATTCAGGCAATGAACTTCGTAAAACCATCTCTTATGTCTTAAGCGGGTATGGGCTGCAAGAAGGATGGGTAATTTTAGGGATTAAAGGAGCCAGCCATGAGTGAGTTTAAAGGTGTTTGCATCGATTGTGGCTCTCCAGAGCTTTATTCAAATAGCGAAATAAGACAGCCAAGAATGTGTGTTGATTGCTATGCGGCAATGATTGGTTTTGCGCGGGTTGGGGGTTCTTTTGTGGATTCGGACACATTAGGCGACGACTTCCCCATAGAAAACCACATTTCGCCGAATTGCAAAGTAACTGAAGTTCACATTAACGAAGCTTACAAGCTTAATCGATTGGGGTGAAGAATGGATAAGTGTAGAGAAGAGTTTGAGAAGCAAAAGTACTGGATTGGGCTATTTAGAGACGCGGTTGATTTTGATGAGGAGCTTGGTCGATATGTTTTAAACGGTCAAAGAAAGCTTTACGCATTTCACCTCGATTCATTTAACGAGAAATGGGCAATTTGGCAGGAAGCATGGCAGCACCAGCAAGCGAAAGTGGAGGAGCTGCAAACCCAATTATCGCTACAACGTCAAAGAGTAAAGGCTTTTGAAGAAGAGCTTACTAGTTCACGTAACTATGGTGACGAGCTGCAAAAGAGGGTGGATGAACTTGAGTTTCAACTTAAAGATTGGAAGCAAAAATCAATGCCTGCAATGCTAAATGGTATGTGTGGTCGTTGCGGTAAAGAGCCGTTGCAAGGAATTGGCTCAGATAAAGAAGATTATGCGCTACTACATTGCTTTGGTTGTGGTGCAAACAAATACGAATGGATAGGAGAGCAAGCGCTCAAGGGGGAAGGATGAAAGCAACCAAGATCCCATGTGAGCATGACTTGCTAAGTAAGAACGACGACACATGGGCTAATGCTGTGATGCGCTGTAAGGGTGGAAGCCCTTACTGTGGAGCAGACGGTTATTGTCATGCAGGCGGCACCTGCTTTGCGGACCAAGAACTAACAAGAGAGCAAGCAATCTTAGAAGTAGATCGCCTAGCTCAAGAATTACATAACTCAAAGATTGAAAACGACAAGTTAAGAAATGCAGCTAGTCAGCTTGTTAATCAACTTGAATTGGCGAAAGAGCAGAACCTAAAGAACGGTAATGATCAGAGAGTATTTGCTTTGAAGTTCTGTATCCATGAAATCAAGAAAGCGATGGGGTGACCAATGACCACATTCAAAGAGGCTCAAAGGGTCCAGTCACAGAAGGCAGCTCGTTCAAAGCGATTTAATCGAGTGCCTACAGAAGATCAAGAACAGATGACGCTCATGAGTTGGGCGCATCGAGTGAAGTATGGTTCAGGTCGTTTGAGTGATTACCTGTTTCATATTCCTAATGGTGGCTCAAGAAACATCCTTGAAGCTGCAAAGTTTAAGAAGTTGGGCGTGAAGGCTGGTGTTCCAGACCTTCAGCTAATTGTTCCAAATGGTGAGATACACGGGCTTTGGATTGAGTTGAAGTCAAAGAAAGGGAAGTTACAACCAAGTCAAAGGCTCATGATTCAACGCTTAGAAGAACAAGGTTACATGTGCAAAGTCTGCTTCGGTGCAGATGAAGCCATAGATGAAATTAAAAAGTATTTGATGATTTGAGGTGGCGTGATGGGATTGGTGAAGGTTTGGGATAAAGAAATTAAAGGCAAGCTGTATGCAGTTGGAGATATTCACGGCTGTTACAACTTGTTGATGAATCGCCTCAAGGAAATTGGCTTTGACTTTGATAATGATCTTCTTGTTGCTGTTGGTGATCTTGTTGATCGCGGTGCTCAGAATCTTGAATGTATCGAGTTGCTTTCTAAGCCGTGGTTCACATCAGTTCGTGGTAATCACGAGGACCTCTGCATTGGCGGCTTACATGATCAGTCATACAAGCGTTGCCATATAGACAATGGTGGTGAGTGGTTCTACATGCTTGATGGTCAGGCTATGTACAACATTGCAAAAGTCTTCTCTGAACTACCTGTTGTCTTAGAGATAAACCATAAGGGCAAGAAGTTCGGAATTGTGCATGGGCATATCGAACAGAATGATTGGAATGAGTTTAAGGACTCGTTTTGTCAGCCATCTAAAAACCGTGCTCCATCAGATTTAGCTATGTGGGGTCGTGAACGCCTTGATACTGATAATCAACAATACACACATGTTACAGGTGTGGATGCAGTGATTATGGGGCATACAGTAACTCAAAAACCATGTAAGCGTGATAACTGCTATTGGATTGATACCGGTGCAGTTCATTGGGGAACTATAACAATCTTAGATTTAGAAACTATTTGAGGGTGACGGTATGAATGCGGCAGTGAATACACAATTGAAAAGAAAACATTTCTCAGTGGCAATCAACTGGCATGAGAAGCCAATTGAATGGCATTTAGAGCAATATGGGTCATGGTTATTGTTGGATGATCATTATTTTAGTCTTGGTGAATCAAGTGTACTAGGTCATTTGATTGATACTGCTAATGGTGTTGTAGTTGATCGTCGTCAACGTGTTGCTCCACTATGTAAAATCAATGATGAGCATGCCGATGCAGTGGCAGATATGCTTACTCACTTAATGCAGAATGAAACAACTAAAACAAAGCAATGGATGAGAATTGTCATAATGTTTTATGTTGAATTCAAGTCAGAGGAGACAATTGCTAAGAAGCTTGGAGTGTCTGAATTCTCAGTAGCTCGCGACAAAATGTTAGGCATGGTTCGCTTGGCTACTAAATATCAATTCAAAAGTCGCATAATAGGAGCTTGAAAGTCAGGGTGTACTTTGATATATTCATGTTATAGTGACCGTAGTGTATGTGGTTCACTGCCTTATTTAAAAAGCTCACTTAATCGTGGGCTTTTTGCTTTTATGCCCTACAAGCTTAGAACATTGGATTCCGATGTGCTGGACTGGATTTCTAGTCGATGCTTAAACGTAGGGCTATTTTTTTTGGAGGTTCACATGCTCCGAATCATTAAGCAGATCTTTTGCATTCATGTTTGGGAATATGAGTTGGATTATAACGAAGACCGAATCAAAGAATGCAGAAAGTGTGGAAAGATTAAGTGTTTGTAGCCCTGCGATTGCGGGGTTTTCTTTTTTGGGGTGAACATGGACACAATCGAAGCGAAGAAGAATTTAGAAATCTATAAACGTAATCTTAGCCGGTTAGAAAACTATAACCACTTATTCAGTAGCCATACTTTTAAGACTGAATGTCAGCGTGAAGTAAATACTCTCAGAGCCAGAATAGAGAACCTAGAAAATGCGTTCGACGAAGAGGCTAAACGAAATAAGAGCGCTACCATGCGTTAGATGCGGCTATCCTCACTCACAAGCGGCTCATTCTAATTCAGGTAAGCATGGCAAGGGAAAAGGGATAAAAGCCTCAGATGCGTTTACAGTGCCGTTATGCCATAAGTGTCATTTCCTATTCGACACATACCAATTAGGCACAAGACAAGAATCAGAAGTGATGTTTGATGGCTGGTTAGAAAAAACAGAGCGGATGCTTAATATTAAAGATGGTGAGGTGTTTTAATCATGTTAATTAAAATGAATACAGAACACTTGCGAATGACAGTGCTAAAGCAGATCGTCGATAATGCTACTAAAGCAATGGTTATTGATAGAAAAAGAACTCTACTTGATTGGATATTTCCATTTACACCAAAAAATATACAACTCAAAAAAATGCGGAAGCGTGGTGACAAGCTAGAACAATTTGAAGTAGCGCTAAGCAAAAATGAAGATGAGTTTTCCTATATTGAATTTCACGATGTAGATTTTATTTATAAGGGTTTGCATTGGTAATAAACCTTAGACGAAACATGATTGAATAAGCCACCCTCGGGTGGTTTTTTATTGCGAGGTCAAAATGGAACCTAGATTCGTCATCAAAAACCATTCTGACATCAACTATGTAATTGGCTATCTCAATACTAATCATGCAAAGGCAGCGAGTGAAGGGAAGCCTTTAGTTGTTACTATCACATGTAAGCAAGAAAGCCTTTCGGCAGCACAGCGAAGATTATATTGGCTCTGGATGACTGAGTACGGCAAACAGCGCGGACTAGATAAAGAGGAAGCGTCTGCATTCTTTAAATATAAATACCTTTCGATTATTTATAACCGTGACAATGTTGGCGAGTATCCAGAAACATTCAAAGTAATGCGAGAGCTTAAAGAATCGGGTAGCACAGGCTACGAACCATTAAGACAGTTTGTATCAAATCGAATGAGCATCACAGAAGCCACAACAAAGCAGATGGCTGAATTCTTAACTGATATTGAGGTGTGGTGCTTGAAAGACGGTGTGAAGCTGACTTGTCCTGATGATTTGAAGTATTTGAGAGAACAATAACAGGCATTTGCGAAACTCACCCTATGAAAGACTGTTTATGAGGCGTTTATATGGCTATTTGCGGAGCAAAAAAACGCAATGGCGAAGCGTGTCAAAAACCGCCAATCAAAGGTAAAACAAAATGCCGTCTGCATGGTGGCCTATCCAAACCAAAGCCAGCACCAAAAAATAATAAATTTGCATCAAAGCACAATATTTATTCTCAGTTTATGACTGAAGATGAAATAGAGTTTAGTCAGCAATCTGAATTGCATTCTGTTGATTCAGAGCTGAAGCTTTGCAAGGTGCAATTGACTAGAGCATTGAAAGCCAAGCAAGCACAAGATGACGCAATTAAAGACCAAGACAAGGTTGCTATTGACTCGATGACACTTGGAGATGCAAACCCTCAAGATCAGAGTGGTGGTGACAGGATTGTATATAAGCGCAAAGATTATGACGCTTTAATTGACCGATTGATTGGCCGCATCTCTATGTTGACCAAGCAAAGAAATGAGCTTGAAACACAGGTGCTAACAAACCAAAAATTAAAGCTTGAGATTGAGAAATTAAAAGGCGATGAAGATGGTGTAGGCGAGGACCCGACTCCAGTGAAGGTCACAATCCAAGTTGTAGATGCGAGTAAAAAAGATGCCGAACATCAATCCAACACTGAATGTGCCTCAGGCTAACTTCCTACAATTACCAAATAAATTTAGAGCGTTCGTTGCTGGGTTTGGTTCAGGTAAAACTTGGGTAGGTTGTTCAAGTCTTTGTGATAAGTCTTGGTCTTTCCCTAAAGTGCCGTTAGGTTACTTTGCGCCAACCTATCCGCAGATCCGAGATATCTTTTTCCCTACGATTGATGAAGTAGCTTTCGATTGGGGATTGAAGACAAAGATCTATGAATCTAACAAAGAAGTTGATCTTTACTATGGCCGCCAATATCGAAGCACAATTATCTGCCGTTCAATGGAAAAGCCCAACACTATTGTAGGTTTTAAGATTGGTCATGCGCTGATTGATGAGCTTGATGTGATGACAAAGGTCAAGGCTCAACAAGCTTGGCGGAAGATCATTGCTCGTATGCGATATAAACAAGCTGGTTTGTTGAACGGTATTGATGTTGCAACAACGCCAGAGGGCTTTAAGTTCACTCATGAGCAATTTGTCAAAGAAGCAAACTTAAGCGATGCTAAGCGCGCACTTTACGGAATGATTCAAGCTTCAACTTACGACAATGAAGCCAATCTCCCTGATGACTACATTGCATCATTGTTTGAGTCTTACCCACCTCAATTGATTTCAGCCTACTTAAAAGGGCAGTTTGTTAATTTAACGAGCGGAGCAGTTTATCCAGACTTCGACCGGACCTTAAACCATACAGATGAAGAAATTAGACCTAATGAGGCTTTGCTCATTGGTATGGACTTTAACGTCTTAAAGATGGCTGCTGTGGTTTATGTCATTCGAGATGGCAAGCCAAGAGCTTTAGATGAGCTGGTAGGCGTTCGTGATACGCCAACTATGGCTGATCTTTTGATTGAAAGATTTCCTAATCATGAGATGACAATTATCCCTGATGCGGCAGGCCAAGCTACTTCATCGAAAAAGAGTAGCGAATCTGATCATGCAATATTGAGACAGAAAGGCTTAAGGGTGGAAGTCAACTCAACAAACCCTAACATTAAAGACCGAATTAATGCAGTAAATGCTCTGATCTTAAATGGCAATGGTGAGCGAACACTCTTAGTCAATACAAATAAATGTCCAAGACTCACAGAAACTTTTGAGCAGCAAGTTTATGACGATTTTGGAATGCCAGATAAGAAATCAGGCTTGGACCATGTCGGAGATGCTGGCGGATATCCTCTCGCTAAACGCTTCCCGATTATTCGTCCTGCAAGATCACTAGATATAGGAATGGTTTACTAATGCCAGTTAATACTGAACATCAAGCTTATGCAGACATGAAAAAGCGTTGGGAAACTATCGACGATGTCTGTGATGGTTCTGCCAAAGTAAAAAAACGTGGCGAACTTTATTTACCAAAACCCAATGTATCGTCTGACTTAACGCAGAATGATCAATATTATTTGGCGTACTTAACCCGTGCTGTGTTTTATGAGATTTCTAAAGACACATTAAACAAGATGGTGGGCGTGGTATTTGCTGAGGATCCAACATTCGAACCGGATGGAATGGATTTTCTTAAATACGATGCAGATGGTACAGGTAAGTCAATTTACCAAGTTGCACAATCTGCCTTGCAAGGTCAGCTTAAGCATGCACGTGGTGGTTTATTCGTAGATTATCCAACTACTAATGGCAATGTATCTGTGCAACAGGCAGAAAGCTTAGGTATTCGACCAACAATCGTATTTTATGAATCGCTTAGTATTATCAACTGGAGCCTAAAGCGAGTTGGATCAGTCTATAAGCCTGAACTTATTGTCTTGCATGAGAAGTCCACAGAAAAAGATCCAGAAGACGAATTCTCTAAGAAAGAAATCAATATCTACCGAGTACTTCGCCTAGATGAAAACAATGAATATTACGTTCAGGTTTATACTGATAAGTCAGGGGAGTTGCAGGGCGGTGATATTCTCTATCCAACAAATTCATTAAACCAAAGATGGAATGAAATCCCTTTTATTCCTTTGGGGTCTTTGGCTAATGATTGGAATATTGACCCGATCCCATTAGAACCAATTGTCACTATGAACTTGGCCCATTATCAAAACAGCGCAAGCTATGAAGAAATGGTATTTATCTGTGGGCAAGCTCAACCAGTTATTAATGAACTTGATGAAGGTTGGCGCGACTGGTTGCAGAAAAATGGAGTTCGCTTAGGTTCTAAGAATCCTTTAATGCTTCCGAAAGGCTCATCATTTGACTACAAGCAAGTCACTGAAAGCACCTTAGCAAAACAGGCTATGGATGCTAAAGAAAAGTACATGCAGGCGATGGGGGCGAAGATCCTTGAGACTGAACAAGTCAATAAGACTGCTACCCAATCAAATAATGAAAAGCTTGCCCAGTACAGTGTCCTTTCTTTGTGTGTGGCTAATACCAATGAGGCGATGGAATATGCGCTTAAATGGTGTGCGGCATACTACGGAAGTGGATCTAAGGCGAAACTCACCATTAAGCAAGACTTCGCCAAAGGCAAGATTGACCTTGATACGCTTAAATTCTATTGGGAAATGGTACTTGCTAATCGAATGAGTATGGAAACATTCCATGAGTTGCTTACAACTGGGAAAGTGCCAGAAATTAGCTTTGAAGATGAGCAAACACGTATCGAAAGCGAGTCAATTAATAGACCTATGGTGGTTTAAATCGCAGGAGTGACAAATGAACGTCCAGTTGTCACAACAAGCTCTACTTGATGCCCTGGTATCACATCAGGCTTATCTCTACCGGCTCTCTTCAACTGAAATCAATAATCTCCTAACACAATTTGATTCGCTCTCTAGTGAGATGCTTTCAAAGTTAAGAGATTTGTTAGATGACTTGAGTGACGCTGAAAAGACTGCATTGATGGCAGCGCAATACACAACACCTGCTTTGAAAGAAGTAAGGACATTAGTTCAGACTTGGCAGGCAAGTGTAGCGTCAGGATTGCTTGAGAGCTTCACTGTAAGCGCTACTGCATTAGCGGTGTATGAAGCTACATATCAGGCTAAAACCCTCGCTAATCGCAAAATAGAACCAAATGGAAAGACGCTATTCAACAAGGCAAAGAAAACGCCTTTAAGCGGTGGTGTGCTACTTGATTACCTATTCGAGAAGATTGCAGACGATACAAAAGTACGAGTAGAGCAAACAATTCGAGATGGTTTATCTAAAGGCCAGACTAATCAGCAGATTGTTCAGCGAATTAAAGGCAAGAAAGCACTTAATTACCAAGATGGTTTGCTTGATCAAAGTAGAAACCAGATTTCAACTATGGTTCGTACTGCTAGAAGTCATGTGTCAAATGTGGCCTTGAATGAAACATATCAGACCATTGGTGTTGAGTATGTAAAGTTCATCGCAACACTGGATAGCCGTACTTCTAAAATCTGTATGGGTTACTCTGACAAGGTTTATAAGAAAGATGAACCTCATCCTGTGCCACCACTTCACCCCAACTGTAGATCGATCCTAATTCCTGTATCTGATGACTCAGGAAAAACAATTGGGATGCGTCCATTTAACAATAAAGTGAATGGTGAAGGTGAGATAGGCGTGGTTGATTCAAATACAACTTTCAAAGGTTGGTTTGATAAACAAGATGCAGCTTTTCAAAAGTCTTGGCTTGGGCCGACAAGATACAAACTATTCAAAGAGGGTAAGTATTCTCTAGATAAGTTTGTAGATCCGCTAACAGGTCAGCCATTCACACTTGCTGAACTCAAAAAGCTAGATGAAGAAATGTTTAAGAGGTTGGGATTATGAAAGTAATTAGTCGAGGTGTGCCGCCCGAGTTGCAGACCTATAGAGACTCATGTGGCAAGTGTTATTCAGTTATCGAATTTCAAAAGAATGAGTTGCGAGTCATGAGCGATAGAAACGAAACTATCTATGTGTTGAATTGCCCTGTATGTCGTAACGATATTTGGATTGCATCTCAAGCATTAAAGCAAGTTATTTATAGAAATATGTAAAACAACTTAATTCAAACCTTAGCAGCTTCGGCTGCTTTTTTATTGCCCGCAGTTTGTGACTGCAAAACCGCTCAGGGAGCAAAACATGAAATACAAACTCGATAGCCTAGAGGGCTTATCTGATGAAATGAAAGCGCTTTACGAAGAAAAAGATGGCGCATTTTATTTAAAAGTTGAAGGTCTGCCGCAGCAAGATAATTCAGAACTTGATGGACTGAAAAAGAAAGTTGAAGAACTTCTTGGTGAAAAGAAAACAGCTCAGCAAAAACAACGCGAAGCTGAAGAGAAGGCCCAAAAAGAAGCTGAAGAAGCAGCACGTAAAAAAGGTGACGTTGCTGCAATTGAAGCATCTTGGAAAGCCAAGCTTGAGCAAGCAGAAGCAAAACATGCAGAAGCTACCAAAGCATTGCAAGACCAAGTCTACAAATTAACTGTCGGGCAAACAGCACAAGCATTAGCAAGTGAGCTTTCAATCAAAGGCTCGGAGGCAGTTTTGCTTCCACATATTACTAACCGTCTTCAAGTTGAAACTGATGAAAACGGAGAGGTCAAAGTACGTGTACTAGATTCGCAGGGCAAACCTAGTGCTTTAAGTATTGATGACCTCAAAAAAGAGTTCCGCGGCAATGTGGCATTCAAGCCATTAATTGTTGCTTCAAATGCGTCAGGAAGTGGGGCTTCTGGCGGTGGTTCAGGTGGTGGAGCTGCCAAGAAACCAAGTGAAATGACCACGCAAGAGCGATTGGAATTCCAAAAGAATGATCCTCAAGGGTTCCAAGCAGCAGTAGCGAATGGTGACTTTAATAATTAATTATTGGGAGTAACTCCATGCCTTCTTTAGTAGAAGTATTTAACCGTGACGTAGTTTTATCTTATCTACGTCCAAATCCTGTGGCAGTTTCGCCACTCGTGCAGTCAGGTGCATTCGTATCTGATGAATCTTTACGTCCTTTGCTTACAAGTGGTTCATCAACATTCGTCGTTCCATACATTAACGGTGTGGATGGTAATGTTGAACAGAACTATGGCAACACCATTTTGACTGATATCGCAATGCCTCGCACGATTGATGCAGGTGAAATGCAAGGCCGCGTTGCTTATATGAACGAAGGCTTTCTTGAGTCTGTTCTTGGGCAGTATTTATCGAAGGTCAATTCACTTGAGCTTATTGGTGGAATGCTGAATAAGTATTGGCAACAAGCTGCCGAAAACCGTGCTCTAGCAACAGTAATTGGCTTGCGTAATTATGACCAGGCGAACGGCAAGCGATTCACTACTGACATCTCTGCTTCAACAGCAACAGATGCTTCACGTTGGTCAGTAGATGCCTACATTGATGCGGAAAGCACAATGAATGCTTCATTACGTGGACGTGGTGTGATGTTTGTGCATTCACGTATTGCTGCAAAGATGCGTAAACAGCAATTACTTGAACAAGTGACCACAAGTGATAACTTGCCACCAATCACCGTTTACAACGGGCGCGCAGTCATTGAAACAGATACCAATACGCAAATTGGCACAGGCGCAAACGCTAAGTTCATCACGATTCTTGCAGGTCCACGCGCATTTGCATATGACTCTGTTCCCGGTCCAAAAGATTTGAAGGTTGAAGAAACACAATCAACTGGTAATGGTGCTGGTCATGAAATCCTTTGGACGCGTCGCAACATGTTGATCCATCCGCAAGGTTTTAGCTTCATTGCACCTAAAGACACTTTAACTGGTGGTACAGAGCGTGAGTCTTTAAGCGCTTCTTGGGCTGATTTGCAGAAGGCAGCTAACTGGAAACTTGTAACCAAACCAGAAGACACCTCAATCCGCTTCCTAATTACTAACCTTTAAGGAGAGCAGTCATGGCTGAGAAGCAACCAGACTACAAATACCAATACCCAACTGACCGCCGATATGCTGATGATGCGACTGACACATTAGCGGCAGGCACTATGTTTGACCCTGCCAAAACAGCGGGTGACTATGGCATTACAGATCCCCAAGTGGCTGTTCCAGTGCCAGAAGCTCCAGCTAATGGCGGTTAAGTGAAGCAGGGCGGCTTTCGGGCCGTCCTTCTTAATTAGATTTTTAGGATTAAGCTATGAATTATGTAACAGTCGAAAGTGTGACTCAAAAGCTAGGGCCTGACTGGTGGGGAACTGGTGATCCGGTTATTGCTGTGATGCAGGCTAATGCGTGGCTTAATGCTAGAAATTTACCAGACTATCCAGAAGGTGAAGTGCCAGATGCGATTCTTACGGCTGGCGCTTACTTAGCAAAACTGGCAGCAGCAGGGCAACTCTACACAACTAAAGAAGGTGTAGTAGCATCCAAAACAGTCTCTGCACAGTCTGGCACGTCTGTAAGCAAGACGTATGTTGCTGGAAAAGAGGAAACAGTAAGTGGCGATATGCAATTTATCCTTGATCTGCTTGAGCCATTCTTTAGCGAGAAGTATCACATCAACACACATGTCATTACGGAGTAAGCCATGGGAATGCGTGATGAGATTCAAAAAGAACTTGGCGCTGCCTTTGATGCTGAAGATGAACTGGCAGACGCAGTAGCTACCTTCACATGTACCCGGAAAAAATTAGTTAGCTCCAATCCCGCTACAGGTGAAGATACTTACACTGAATATGTCTATGGCGGTAGAGGCGTCCTATTTGGCTCTTATTTAAAAGATTTGGTGAAGCCTATAGATTACCGCGCCACAGACTCTAAAGCCGTGCTACTGCAAAATGAAGTGAAGGATGCGGCAGGAACTTTAGTTAAGCCAGATGTTAATGACATTTGGGTGATTGAAGGCGGTAATTATCGTGTTGTGAGCTACGGAAAAGATCCAGCGGACGCAACATGGATTGCTCAATTGAGGAAAGTCTAATGATTAACTTAGATGATGGGAACTTAATAAGTCAGGCTGTAAACCAAGAGGGCGTTTATCACGCTGAGGTTCGCAAATCCACTAATGGCCCAAAGAAGGTGCTGTTAGATGGCGAAGAATGTAAGTATGTACTCTTTGCAGATACTAACAAAGGCTATCTTATTCGACATAAAACCACCATTGACGGTCGAGTGTTTACAGTAGGGAATGAACCAGTATTTGAGATACTGTTTGGTAAAGTTGAGGTGACTTTTAATGGGCTGGACAAGCAAACCGAGTGCCTTCACTAAAACGATTGAAGCCGATCTAACCAAAAAGCAAAAAGATATTGTGATTGATGCATTACAAGGTGTTGTTCTCCAAAGTCCAGTTGATACAGGGGCATTTAGGGCATCACACAGAGTCAGCATTAACCAGACTGACCAATCATTTAATGAGGCAGAGAAAGACAAAAGCGGTGGCTCAACCATTAGCAAAGGCACAAGCGCTTTATCTCGCCTAGTTCCTTATTCAGTTGTCTACATTCAAACGAATGCGCCTTATGCAACCAAAATTGAATATGGCAACTTCACTGACAAACCAGAGACACCAAAAACAACAGGTGGATACTCAAGACAAGCTCCTCAAGGTGTCTACGGTTTAACCTTTAACTATATTGCTCAGAAATACGGTGGTTAAAATGGCAATGACTTTAGATCAAGCAAGACAAGCCATTATCACTAGAGCAATGGCCTTTACTGGAATCGAGCAGAGCCGAATTAAATACCCTAATAAAGATTTTACAGTTCCTACTGATGGTCTTTGGTGTGACATTAATGTGTTATGGGGCGGTTCAATCATTGCAGGAATTGGTGACGTGCCTTGTACAAGGCGAACAGGGATTATCTCAATCAACTGCATGGCTCGTCTGAACACACATGAAGTAGTAATCACAAAGCTCGCTGATGCTTGGTTAGCTCATTTTGAATACTTTACGAGCGGACAGTTAGAAGTCTTACAAGGTCAAGTGCAGAACCTCGGCAATAATGGGGACTTCATTCAGTACAACATTTCAATAAATTATCGCGTCAATTAACGAATTTAATTTTTAAACGAACCTGTCCTTAGCGGCAGGTTTTTTTATGCCTGCTCTCAGGCAACCACTGGCTAGGCTGATCCCCGAAAAGCACGCTTTTCATGTTCAGTGTGCCTGCCAGTTTCTTTTCTTTGAACATGAGTAAGTAAGAGGAAATCTTATGAACATGATGACAACACTGAATTTACGAGCTTTGGCTACCAATGATAATGGCGAGCCAAAAACAACAAGTTATGCAGTAGCAGAGGCCTTTAATAAGAGCCACAGCCATGTAATGCGAGATATTAAGAAAATCATTAAGCAATGTGGTGAAGAATTTGCTAAATCCAATTTTGGATTAACCTTTGAAAACAAGAAGATAGGAAACACAGAACGCAAAACTCCTTTCTTTAGAATTTCAAAAGACGGGTTCATGTTGCTTGTTATGGGTTTTACTGGCGAAAAGGCCATGAAAACTAAAATCGAATTTATTAATGCCTTTAACTGGATGGCTAATCAACTCAGTCAAGTTTTCCAATCAAAATGGGCTAGATATAACTCTCTAACGAATTATCACCAAGGCAGAAAAGCACAAATCAGTGGATGTGCGAGCGCAATGGGCCAGTGGCGATGGGAAAAAGAACCGCTGGAGAATGAAATTAAGGAATTGGAATATCAGCTTCAGCCACAACTTGACTTTAAGGATGCCAAATAATGGAAATCGCATACATTGTTGCTGAATGCCGTCCATCCACGGACGAAGATAATTATGCCGATATTAATATTGGTGATGATAGCTACATTTTTTGCTCAATTGAGCCTGTTATGGATACGGGTAATTGGCAGAAAAACATTCAGGCTGCAATTCTAATTGGTATTGATATTGAGCGAACTAGGCCAGAACACAAACATATAACCCTTCATGCAGAAAGCATTTTGAAACTTTGCAGGGGTATTCAAGGTAAGCCCTTAAATGCCTGAGAACACAACCAAACAACGCCCTCAATTCGAGGGCTTTTTAATGCCCGAAAATTAAGGAGAAAGCCATGTCGAGTGGTGCACGTCAGATAACACAAATCGCGAAGGAAACCACTGTTGGTACCACACCATCACCCTTCGCACGTACGACCTTTGAATTTACTGAAAATGGCCTTGATGCGACAGTAACAAAGGAAGACTCTAACTCAATCACAAGTGGCCGTATTGCACGTTCATCAATGATTACCGGTGCAGAGTATGCCGGTGAATTAAAATGTGAAGCGAAGTACAGTTCATTAGTTCAAGACTTAATGGCTGCAGCTGCTTTTAATAATTGGTCGTCAAATGTATTAACTTTTGGTGGCACACTTCGTCAAACATTTTCTGTTTTACGTGGCTTTGAAGATGTTAATGACTACCATGTTTTCCGTGGGTGTCATGTAAACACTTTTGGAATTGATATTCCTGAAGCTGGCTTAATTACAATGACTTTCGGCCTTATGGCTCTTGGTCGTACAAACTTTTCTTCAGCACCGGCTGGAACAATTACAGCGGCAGATAACAATCCTAAAATGTCGAATGTCTCTGTAGGTGACATTTTAATTGACGGCGTTTCTCAAGCTGGGATTTCATGCTTGACCGCTTTTACATTTAATTGGGATAACACAATGCAGCTACAACGCTGTTTAGGTGGTGGTATTGATGCACGTGCAATCCTAGAAATGCTTGCAACAGGTACAGGTTCATTTACCGCAGCTTGGTCACGCAATACATCCGATATGTATGAAAAGCAATTCACTAACAAAACGATTTCATTAAAAGTTCCAATCACTGATACAGGTGGGAATAAATATGAAATTTTTATTCCTAAAGCTGAAATTACTGCTCCATTACCTAGTGGTGGTAATTCAGATCTTTTAAATGCTTCATTCGAATATAAAGTCGTAGAAGTAGCCCCAACCATCACTCGTACACCAGCAGCAGTTCCTGCGCCTTAATCAATCTGATAGCAGCCTTAGGGCTGCTTTTTTTGGAGTTTAAAATGTCTTTAAAAGTAAGCATTCAGACTAGTAAAACAGTTAGTAAATGGCGGGAGTATGTTGATGGCGATGGCAATGTTTTAGCTGAATTTAAGATACGAGGTATCGCATATAAACCATATCAAGTAGCTCTTGAACGAGCAAATAACCAAATCACATCTAAAGGTTATGACGTAAGTAAAGCTAGTAAAGATGACAAGCTCTATCATGAATTGCTTCTTGAAGCTGCAGCCTGCCATTTAATTGAGGACTGGAAAGGCGTAGTTTTTGAAGAAGTAACCGAAAACCAAGAATTGATTGTGTATGAACCAGAATATTCGCAGGAAAATGCAATTAAATTGTTGAATCTAGGTGATCTTGGCATAGCAATCTGGTTGTTTGTGAGACAAGAAGCAGAAAACATCCAAAAAGAAGCAGATTCTTACAAGGATGAAGTGGTGGGAAAGTCGTCAGCCTCTACGAGTGGGCAAAGTTCGGCTCAGAAAAAGAAGCGAACGACTACAGTAAAAAGCAAAGCGCAGTCGCAAAAGCTTTAAATCTCAACAACACTAAGGTTTTAACTAAACCTGACTATTCTTATGTAGCCAATGTCATCCTGACTGCATATAACACAATTGCACGATCTAGACGCTATGAACAAGGTGTTCCTCTGGCGTTAGATATCGCAGCAATTAATGCTTATGTTGAGCAATATGATTTACCAGTTGAGCGTTACATCTTTAATGACTGTATCTTTACACTCGACGATATGTTCTTGGATGAGGCGCATAAGAAGTCTAGTAAAAAATAACAGCCACTAGTAATGGTGGTTTTTTATTGCGCCTTTATTAACCACTTGTTAAATTACCCTCAAATATGAGGGTATTTTTATGAAAAAGATAATTTTATTGGGGTTATTGCTTTGTTCAGTGGCTAGCGCGGAGGATCGGCTTGAAGAACTTGGGTCCTCTTTATCAAAAAAAATATATGTTTATGAGGACGAAAATGGCAGCACGTTGTTAACTGCTAAAGAGTCTAGTGATCAGCAACTACAAAAAGTTAAAACAATAAATATGGAAAACAACTTACTAGATTGGAAAATCAATTGCACCAAGGACCGGTTTAATGGGGTTAAATCATGCAGCTTAAATAAAGCCTATCGAGATGTAATGGTAACTATAATAGAGGGCAGATATGGGGTTTATATTGGTCGCAACCACTTCCCAAGATCATTGAGCGCAATAAAGATCGATGAAAATGCCCCAATCTCAGGGTATGAAGGAGTGAGCAAAACCCCATTGAAGGTAATTGAGCAGATGAAAAAAGGCAAGATAGCCTACACAAGATATAAGGAATGGCCTTATGAGTACAATAAGGATGGTGAAGTTGAGCTTGAAGGATTTGCTGAAAAGTTTGAAGAGATGAAGTTGGAATACAAAGGTTTGTAAATTAAGATGAATATGCAACCGCCTTAACAGGCGGTTTTTTTATTACCCAAAGAAAAACCCCAATGTTGACGCATCGGGGTTTTTGCATTTCCACCAACCGACGAAAGCAAGAGGAAAAATAATTCTATATGGAGCATTTTAAACCAATAGTGGAGCTTATGAAAGTGTCTATTGAAAAATATGGGTTGTGGCAAACAATACTAGCCTTTTTAATATTGTTTTCTATACCAATTCTAATCTGGAAATTACCAGAAATCATCGCAGCAATTAAAGCATAAACCGACCCTAAATGAGGTCGGTTTTTTTGTCCAATTTTTATAGCTCGTTTTCGCGAGTATTTATTGCCTAGAGGAAAGTAAGATGGCACAAGAATCACGTCTCGTCATTGTAATTGATGCTAAAAATGCAGAACGTAATGCGCGTAATCTAGGCAATGAACTTGTTAGCATTGAACGTAAAGGTGAATTTGCATCTAAGTCTATGGACAGCTTGTCTGTAGCCACCAGAGCTTTAGCTGGACACATGGCTGGTTTATTAACAGTAGGTTCAGCCATTTCAAAGATGGATACATATACTGGATTACAAAATCGCCTTAAGTTAGTCACTAACAATCAAGTTGAACTAAATAAAGCAACGGAAGACACTTTCCGAATTGCTCAAAAAACCTATTCAGCTTGGGATTCTGTGTTACAGGTTTACCAGCGTTTTAGTGATAATGCCAAAACTTTAAACCTCACAATGGATGACACAGCACGTTTAACTGAAACAGTTTCTAAAGCTGTAGCAATTAGTGGTGCAAGCGCAGAAGCTGCTGATGCAGCTTTAGTTCAGTTCGGGCAGGCCTTGGCTAGTGGAACGTTGCGTGGAGAAGAACTTAATTCTGTAATGGAGCAAACCCCAGCACTAGCAAAGGCTATTGCTAAAGGTATGGGTATTACTGTAGGTGAATTACGTTCAGTAGCAGCTGAAGGAAAAATTACTTCACAAGAAATTGTAAAAGCGCTTAGAAATGTAGAATCTGATGTTGATGCTCTTTTTGCTAAAACAGATATCACAATCGGGCAGTCTCTCACACTCCTAAACAACGAGATCACAAAATTTGTTGGCGAAGCAGGTAAGGGAAGTGGTGCGGCACAGGTATTAGCTGGATCAGTTCAAACTCTTGCAAGTAATTTAGATTTAATTGCTGATGGGGCTTTAGTAGTTGGTATTGGATATATCACTCGTGCAATTTTGATGAAGAGCGCTGCTATTAAAGAGGGAATGGCTTCAACTTTAGCGAGCCGCCAAGCATCTGTATTAAATGCTCAAGCAGAATATGCAGAAGCTACCGCTGCTTTGAATGCAGCAAAAGCTCATCTCGCGAATGTGCGAGCAACAAATGCAGAAACCCAAGCTAAATTTGGCGCAACAGCGGCAGCAACTCGATACGCACAAGCACAGGCAGCAGTAACTGCTGCTACAAATGCACAAACAGCAGCTCAAATTAAGCTAAATACTGCAACTTCAATTGCAGGGAGACTAGCTAAAGGGGCGTTTGGATTAATTGGTGGGTGGGCTGGAGTTGCAACATTAGGAGTAATGGGATTAGCGGCAGCCTATTCTTATTTTAATAATAAGGCAGAGGAGGCAAAGCAAAAGCTTGCTGAACAAGCTAAAGTTGCTGAGAAAGCTGATGAGGAGTTAAAAAAATTAACTGGCAATGATAAGGCTAAAGCAGTTAATGATTTAACTACTGCTTTTAATGCACAAAATAAAGCATTAGAGAAATCATCGCGTGCTGTAGGGTCTGCATTAATTGATATCGAGAACTATGCACGAGGAAATAGGGAGGTTGAAAAAATTTCCCAAGAAGCGAGAACTGGAACTATCAGCTATACAGAAGCCATTGAACGTCTAAATAAAATTAAGTTGCCTACAGATCTATATGAAAATCTGAAAAAACAGGCTGCGCAGTATGATGACAATGCATCTAAAGCAAGTTTATCAGCTGAGAAACTTAAATTATTAAGAGTTGAAGTGAAACTTGGAGGTAATGAAGCACAAAATGCGGCAATTCAGCATCAAAAACAAGCGGATGCTTTAGGAAATACTGCTACTGAAGCAGAAAAGGCAACTAAGGCTTTGCAAGATTATCAAGCCAAGCAAAAAGATAGCGTTATTGATTCAATCTATAAATCAGGTTGGCTTGATAAAGGTTACACTGTTGCTCAAGCTAATGCCATTTTAGAACTGCAAAAAGCTAAAGGAATGAGTGCAATTTTGTCTAAAGATGAAATTGATAGCGCACTTAGAAATCTCAAGATCATCGAAGAACAACAGGAGCGAGAAGATAAATTAACTGAAGCTAAAAGAAAGCAGACGCAGGAAATTGAAAAACAAGCAAAACTTACTAAACGCTTGGTCGGTATTTCCGGTCAATCCGGTATTGGTACTGGTCCACATCTTGACGTCCGATATGGTGGCTCATTGTCAGGTCAGAAAGTTTCTAATGAACATCTGGCTCGATTACAGGCGGGAGGAAAACCTTTAACTTCCTACAAGATCAGTTCTAATTATGGTCCACGAAAAGCCCCAACTAAAGGGGCTTCTTCATTTCATAAAGGTATTGATTTTTCAATGCCTGAAGGAACACCAATCACGACCAATGTTGCTGTGAAAGATATCAAGACATGGTATGACAGCAAGGGAGGTGGTTATGTCAGTGAAGTGATCTTTGAGGATGGAGTGTCTCTTAAGCTTCTACATCAATCTCCCAAGATGCAGAGCAAGGTGAAAGGTGGTGCAAGTAAAGGAAGTGATAAAGCAGCTGGTGATATTCAATCTCAACTTGAACGTCAACAGGATTTGCAACGGTCACTTGAAAATGAGGTGGCTAGTGAAGTCGGACGGATTAACAATAATAGAAAGGCAAGACTGGAGGATGTTGATAAAGCAAACTTTAGCCCGGAACGTACTGCAGAAATAAAGGCGGAAATAAATCGTCGTGCAGATAATGATATTGCTATAGCCAAACAAGCCCTTAGAACGAAATTGGAAGACTATAAGGAGTTCCAGAAAACCGAGGAACAGTTACTAGAAGAGTCCTTTAACCGTAAAAAGTTCAATGCAGCTCATGACCTTGAATTAAGTAAGTTTGAGCAGAAGCAAGCTGTTGAATTGCTGGAACAGCAAAAACAGCAAGAGTTAGGGTTATTAAAACTAGCTCAGGAACAGCGGTTGTTTCAAGCCCGTTTATCTCTGCTTTCTGAAACGCAAGCCATGCAGGAACGTTACAGACTCGAACGGGAGGAAATTCTTAAGAATACCAAGCTTTCTATAGAAGAGCGGCAAAAGCTAATCGCATTATCTAAAGCCAATCAGGATAAAGAGACACGCGATAAAGTGAATAATGCTGTTCAAAACTGGGGTGGTATTCAGGCGAGTATCACTGGTAATAGTGGTCAATTCGCTTTAGAACAGGAGCGCTTTAGCCGTTATGATGCTTCTCAAAAAGTATTTGATAGCCAGCTTGCTGATATTGAAACTCAGGAACAAGATCCAAATGCAAATTTGGAAGCTCTGAATGCACAACGTGAACAAATCATGAAAGAACACTTTGAGCGCCTGAAACTGATTGAATCGACATATCAAAACGATTCAATGAGTCTTCAATTAGGTTATGGAGCTAATGTTACAGGGGCATTAGCTGGCATGTTTAAAAATATGCTTGGTGAGTCATCAAGTGCATACCGCATTCTTTATGAAAGTCAGCGGGCATTCGCATTGGCGCAGGCTGGAATGAACATGTGGAAAGCTGCTTCAGATGCTTACGCAAATGAGCCAGGTACTTGGTACCAAAAAGCGGCAGCAGCAGCGATCGCGACAATTAAATCAGGTACATTTGTATCTCTCATCCAAGCTGCAACCCCGCAAGGATTTGCGGATGGCGGTTATACCGGTAATGGTCTTAAACACACTCCAGCAGGGATTGTGCATAAAGGCGAAGTCGTATGGTCGCAAGATGATATCAAACGCTGGGGTGGTGTTAGCGTTGTTGAAAGCATGCGTCAAAGTAAACCAAGTGGTTATGCAAATGGAGGTTATGTTTCTAATAATACTAGTGAAGCTATAGCAGCCCGACGGGAGGCACGACAGTTTGATGCGATTAATTCAAATCAAACTCAAAGCAGTTCGAGTGATATACCAATCAATGTTTATGTGACAGTTAATGCTGATGGTTCAAGTAAAACCGATACCCAAAATGATTCGAAGCAGCTTGGGCAAATGATCGGCAATGCGGTTAGAACGATTATCCGGCAAGAGCAACGACAAGGCGGTTTATTATCAAAGTAACCCACTCTCTTGAGTGGGTTCATTGTATTTGGAGGTTATTGTGCAAGATGAAGAAATTCAGAATGGAGCCATTCAATCAAAAGAGTGTATGCTTGATCGTAGTTTTCAGGAGCTTGAGCATTTAGGAACACAGAATACACACGACTTGGAGTATTGTCGTAAATTGATGCATGGAATGCCTCCCATATCAGATGATGTCTTAAAGCTTCTGAAAACTCACTAGAATATTTGGTGGCTAGATAATTTAAGAATTGTTCGTCTAGAGTATCCACATCTACACTTGACACATTAATATTCGGTCTAAAACAGAACTCGATATATGCCCACCAGCAGTTTTCTTTTTCTGGGTCTTTCTCGATTAAACATCCAAGTGTCATAAAAGCTGTGTTTTCTTTATTCAAGTGGTAAATAGCTGTCTTTAATCTTGGTGTAAATTGAAGCTCATGTATTTCATCAATGCGCTCAGGCTCCTTGGTTAAATCAATAGCTCCAATATTAGTGCGACCATCTTCTAAATCTGCTTTAAACGGCCAAATTTTATAGGTATCTTGCGTGGGCTTATTAATCGGCATGCTATAATTACTCAGTTAGTTAGATAGTTGTGGTGACTAAATACTAACACGCAACCCGTTCTTTTTAGGACGGGTTTTTATTTGGAGTCTAAAAATGAAATCTCTTAGAAAGCAAAAACGTCGATTTACTTTGAAAGAACACCAAAAATCAGAAATGACTTTAGCTGCGCAAATTGGTGAAGCTGTAAAGAAAATAATTCTGAAAGATAAACGACAAGGAGGCTTACTTTCTAAATGAGCAACCTTAAATTCACTTTCGAATGCGACTTAGACGGAAATAGTAATACTCAGCGCTTTAATACGTTATCAAGCAAATTTGGCGATGGTTATGAACAGAACACTTCGATTGGTGTTAATAACCGATCTGGTGAATGGACATATCAAAGAACAGCTTATAAAGCCGAAATTATGCAAATCAAAGCATTCTTTGATGACCATAAAGGAGCTGACTCGTTTCTTTGGGATTCGCCGTTAGATGGTGAGGTTCGAGTTAAAACAGGTGAATATCAACCCCGCTGTTTGGGCGGTGATGTTTGGCAAATCTCTACGACATTCACCCAAGTCTTTTATCCTTAATTTTTAATCTCTTTGAAGCCCCTCTTTAGGGGCTTTTTTTATGCGAGCAAGAAAATGACTAAGCAAGTTATTAATGTTGGTTCAGCTGCAAATGACGGATCAGGAACACCAGCTCGAACAGCTTTCCAGTATGTGAATGCCAACTTTTCTGAGCTATATGATTTCCTAACCGGAACCACTAATGCAACCACACTCCCCACAGCTCTACCAATTGCAAAGGGTGGTACAGGGGCAACCAGTGCAACATCTGCTCGAACTGCATTAGGTTTGGGGACTGCCGCAACAAGCACAGCCCAGACATCAAAAACTGATACTACACAAAATTCATTAATGCGTAATGGAGCTTTTGGTCTTGGTGATTCTCTTGCTACTGGGACGGGAGCTTATGCTTTAACCGAGTCAGATGCATCGGATTATCCACCTGCGAATGGTTTTGTTTGGTCTAATACCACTGCTTCCTCAACAATACCAGCATATTGTTGTGGATTGACTATGACTCGCGGTGGTGGTGTACACGCACAGATTTTAGCTGCCCCAAGTAGTCATGAAATTTATTACCGAGTAAGACATTCTAATGTGAATTCTGGTGCATATTCACTTTATAAAATGTGGACGCAGAAAAATACGACTGTCGATGGTAATGGATTTATTAAAGCAGCTTCACCAATTGTTAAGTTATTTAATGATCATATCGAATTAAATAATGATGCTGAAAAGCAGCAAATTACTTTTGACAAGCTAGGTGTTGGTGATTACTTAATTCAGGGTTCGCTCGGTTTTGCTCAGGAAGGTTGGTACATCGAAGTACCTAAAGATGCCAACGGTAATACGGTAGTTGCTGTTGAATACTCAACCCTAGAAAATGGCGACATTTCAATCAAGACATACAAGCGTAAGTTTGATATTGAGCTTGCTGCAATCGTTGGTGATCATGAAAATCCAATGGACATTCCTGATGGTCGGTGGATAGACGTTCGATTACATGAAGAGCTAGTTTTAGAGGAGACACTACCAGATGACGCTGAATAGTGATTTCCAGAAACTTTATGTAGACGGCCTTATAACATTGTATGAATTAGATGCCAGCAGCTTAGGTGCTGGCATTTTACGTTTCCATGGGCATATTTCTTATGAAGATTGGGAAAAGATTTATGTCTCAGCTGACTTAACAAGTTGGAAGGCTGACACAGCAACAATCAAGGCCGATAAAGTTTTTAATATTGGCGATCAGAAAGTATGGATGCGAAATATTATTTGGCAAGGTCAAGTTTTTGAGCCAATGGCGCTTGAGGTGTCTGGCCTTGAAATGCGTTCGGACGGTAAAGCTTCAGCACCAACTTTAAGCATGGCCAACAATATCAACGGCATTCAAAATGCTGTGTCTGCTTACTGTTTGCAGTTTAAAGACTTTGCTGGTGCAAAACTTAAAGTGATTACCACACTTGCTAAATACTTAGATGCTGAAAACTTCACAGAAGGCAATCCAATTGCATCGAATGAATCAAAAGAGCAAATCTGGTACATCGAGCAAAAGACATCTGAAAATGCACAACAAGTGACTTTCGAGCTGTCCAATCCAATCGATTTTGAGGGTTTGAAAATTCCTGTACGTCAAATTACTTCACTTTGTCATTGGTGCATGATGGGGAAGTATCGCGGCGAAGAGTGTGGTTATACGGGCGCGGCTATGTTCACAGAAAAAGGTGAGCCAACAGATGACCCGGCACAAGATAATTGTGGAGGTCATTTAAGAGACTGCCGATTGCGTCACGGAGACAATAAACCTTTGCCTTTCGGTGGGTTCCCGGCTTCAAGCTTATTGTGAGGTTTTATGAAACTTACAGCAAAAACCAAAAAAGCAATCATGACCCATGCCGATGAATGCTATCCGCATGAATGCTGTGGGGTAATTGTTGGAAAAGAATATATCCGCTGCCGCAATGTTTCAGCTCAATCTGATCAGTTTGAAATCCATCCTGAAGATTTAGCTATGGCTGAAGATCAAGGCGAAATCTTAGCTTATGTGCATTCCCATCCAGATGGAACAACAAGAGCATCGGAACTCGATCTGATTCAGATTGAACTACATAAAAAGCCGTGGGTAATTTGTTCATATCCGGATCTGGATTTTCAAATCTACGAGCCGTGTGATTATCGCGCCCCTTTAGTGGGGCGTAATTATTTTCATGGCTGGCAAGATTGTTACGCGCTGATTCGTGATTTTTATAGCCGTGAGTTAGGTGTGGAGCTGTTGGATTTTCAGCGAAAAGATGCTTGGTGGGAGGATAAATCCCATCCATCACTTTATCTTGAAAACTATGAAAAAGCAGGCTTCTATGAAGTAGATACACCACAATATGGCGATATGCTTGTTTGTCGTGTTGGGCGTACTGAACATCCCAATCATGCAGTTATATGGTTGGGTAATAATGGGCAGCTTAAATCGGAACAAACTGAGCATTGCATCGGTTCAAGTTTAATCCTTCATCATCCGTATAACCGTAAATCTGTGCGGGAAATATATGGTCAACAATGGCTTGAACGTACTGTAAAAATCTTGAGGCATAGAGATGTTAAAAACAATTAAGTTGTACGGCATCTTGGGGCAAAAATTCGGTCGTGAATTTAAGCTCGATGTCGCAAATACACGTGAAGCCATGCGTGCATTATCTGTTCAGATCGCTGGCTTTGAACACTTTATGTTGCATGCACATGAGCAAGGGCTACGCTTTGCCGTGTTTCTAAAAGGAAAGAACTCGAGTAATAAACGAGGCAAGAAACGCCCAGCAATTTACGATCATGAAACTAAGCGGCTCATTACCGGCGATAACATCGGTGAAGAGCAGCTAGACATGCATACTGAAGCAGACACTATTCATATCGTCCCGCGTGTAATGGGGGCTGGTGGCAATAATGGGATTTTGCAACTTGTACTTGGTGCGATTCTGATAGCTGCTTCATTTATACCAGGTATTGGTCAGGCTGCTCAGGTTGCATTGATAGGTGCAGGTGCTGGCATGGCTATGGGAGGGGTTGCATCAATGCTCATGCCAAAAATTGATAATACTCAAGACCAAAACCAAGATGGCAACCGTGCCAACAAAGGCTTTGGCGGTGCAGTAACTACAGTTGCACAAGGTAATCCTGTTCCAATTCTTTATGGTCAACGGGAAATCGGCGGCTTCATTATCAGTGCTGGTCAATATCCTGAAGATCAGATGTAAATTTTAATTATTTAACAGGCGCTTTCTAGCGCCTTTTTTATTGCGTGAGATTTCTTATGAATGCAGTAGTAGGCGCAAAAAAAGGCAGTAAAAAACAACGGCAACCTGTCATTTCACCAGATTCTGCTCAATCGAAAACCTTTATCAAGGTTCTATATGGTTTAGCTGAAGGCGAGATTGAAGGTTTAGCTAATGGGCTTCAGTCAATTTATTTAGAAGAAACTCCACTTCAAAATGCAGATGGAAGCCTTAACTTTGAAAATGTAAAAGTTGATTTTAGAAATGGTACTAATGATCAGGAATACATTGAAGGCTTCCCGGCAGTTGAAAATGAAATCCCGATTGACGTAGAGCTTAAATCATCTACACCTTGGGTACGTTCTTTTAATAACCTTGATCTTGATGCGGTTAGATTACGATTACGTTGGGGTCCACTACGCAACCAAGACCCAACAACAGGTGATGTTACTGGCTATACCATTGAATACGCGGTGGACTTGCAAACTGATGGCGGAGCATGGTCAGAAGTATTAAGAGCAAAAATTTCAGATAAAACATCTGATAATTATGAGCGTCCACATCGTATTGACTTACCCAAAGCCGATTCAGGCTGGCTGGTTCGTGTTCGCCGAATTACTCCCAACTCAACATCCGAATATATCAGCGACAAGATGTATGTATCTGCGGTAACAGAGGTAATTGATGCAAAATTACGTTATCCAAATACAGCATTATTGGGCCTCCAGTACGATGCTGAAACCTTTGGGAATGTTGCTAAAGTTGCAATGGATACGAAAGGTAGGATTATCAAGGTTCCCACAAACTACAATCCGGTTACACGTCAATATATAGGAATTTGGGACGGTACATTTAAAGAGGCATACACAAATAACCCGGCATGGATCTATTACGATATATGTACCGTAGACCGTTATGCTTTGGGTGACCGCTTAACCCCGTTAATGATTGATAAGTGGTCTTTATATCGTTTAGCACAATACTGTGACCAAATGGTGCCGGATGGTCTAGGGGGGCAGGAACCACGCTTTACTTGTAACGTTTATCTTCAGAGCGCAGAAGGTGCATTTGAGATTTTAACTAAGTTAGCTGGTGTGTTTCGTGCGATAACGTTTTGGGATGGTAATAGCATTATTTGCGATGCGGATATTCCCCAAGATACATATTTCACTTATACACGTGCCAATGTCATTGATGGCAATTTTGAATACTCAGGAACCCGTGCGCGTGATCGCCATAATGTTGTAAAAATTGCGTGGGATAACCCAGCTAATCACTACAAAACCGAATATGAGTTTGTTCGTGATGAGAAAGCAATTGCTGAAGCGGGCCAAGTTCGTATTTTGGAAATTGATGCTTGGGGATGCACTTCGCGCGGACAAGCGCAGAGAGCAGGTCACTGGGCTTTAAAGTCAGAGCAACTTGAAACACGTACAGTGTCTTTCAAAGTTGGTCTAGATGGACACATTCCTTTGCCAGGGAAAGTAATTGAAGTTGCTGATCCTCTATTTGCAGGTCGTGCAAATGGTGGTCGTGTATCTGCTATTTCGGCAGATCGTAAAAGTATTACTTTGGACCGAGATAATGTGGTTGCAAAAGCTGGCGACCGACTCGTAATTAATGGAGAAAATGGCAAAGCCCAAACACGTATTGTTCAGTCAATAGCAGGTAGAGTTATTACAGTAACCACGGCTTTTGATGTGAATTCGATTGCTGTGCAAAACATTTGGGTTTTAGATGCTCAAGACTTGGCAACAATGAAGTTTCGGGTCATCTCTATTACTCAAGATGATAAACATCAATTTAGCATTACTGCTCTTCAATACAATCCTTCAAAGTTTGATGCAATCGACACTGGAGCACATTTTGAAGAAGCACCTATTTCAATTGTTAATCCTACTGTTCAGGATGCGGTTACAAACGTCACCATTACAAGTGAAAGCCGAGTAGATCAAGGTATTAATGTTGCCACAATGATTGTGTCATGGGCACAAGCCCGTGGAGCAGTTAAGTATCTGGTTGAGTGGCGTAAAGATGACGGGAGCTGGATTAAATTACCACTGACAGGCAATAACTCGGTAGAGGTACCAGGTATTTATGCGGGTCAATATCAGGCGCGTGTAACAGCAATTTCAGCATTTGAAATTTCTTCTTTACCGGCATACTCAGTTTTGACTGCATTGACTGGTAAGCAGGGGTTACCACCAAAATTAGCTTTTATCCGAGCGATTGGCACAATGTTCGGAATGAAAGTGGAATGGGAATTTCCTGCAACTGGCGCATTAGATACTGCATATACGGAAATTGAATATTCTACGACTTCCAATGGTGCCAATATTCAGCCTCTGGGTTCTTATGCTTATCCAACGACTTCACTACAGCAGCAGGGTTTGGCTGCTAATGTGACACTCTGGTATCGGGGGCGGTTGGTTGACCGGATCGGTAATAAAGGGGATTGGTCTAGTTGGGTTAGTGGCACTTCAACTGCACAGGCGAATGATATTCTTGATGCGCTTGATGGCTTAATTTCTGCAACGCAGTTAGATCAGGACTTAAGAGATACGATCAATAAGATTGATACGATTGAAGGTCTTGATGGAGATATCGGAAATTTAATTGACAAAGTTACTGCTCTTGAGGGTGAAATTGATTCTGCGAATGCAGCAATCGATGCTGAAACCCAGCAAAGAGTAAGTGATGTTTCTGGATTAAACGATAGCCTTACACAAGAAATTAGTGATCGAATTGCAGCAGATGCAGCTGAAGCACAAGCCCGTGCAGATGCAATTGCACAAGAATCTTTGGTACGGCAGGGTGAAGTTAAGCAAGTTTCTGATGCCGTTGCGAAAGAAACCAATGACCGCATTGCTGCAGTTAAAGGTGTCAGTGATGGTTTAACTCAAGAGATTCAGGCTAGAACTGATGGTGACCAGCAGATTCTTAATGCTGTCACTACCTATAAAGAAAGCACCGACACATCAATTGCAGCTGTTCAAGAATCGGTTGATATTGTTGCAGATGACTTACATGCTACAGCAACAAAACTGGACGGTGTTTACGCACAGGTAACACCTTTAACGGCTGATCAGAACAACTGGACCGCAGATAATGGAAGTAACCAAGCTGCTGCTTGGACAATTCAGTCAGCATTTGCTGAAGGTGATTTAGCCCTAAGTAAACGTATCGATGTTGTTAATGCTCAGGTGGGAAATAACCAAGCTGCTATTCAGCAAGAAGCCTTAGCAAGAGTCAATGGTGACAGCGCACTAAGCCAAAGAATTGATACGTTGAGTTCAGATTTTGGCAATAACAATGCTTCTGTTCAGCAAAAACTTATTGCTTTGGCTGATGCCGATGGAGCACAGGTTCAGGCACTGAATAATTACATTGCTTCCAATGACTTGGCTCTGGCTTCGGTTATAGACGATGTAACAGCAGTTGTTGATGACACTAGTGCAAATACACAGGCAATTGATGGTTTAAGAGCCAGTGTAAAGGTTGCCACGGATGATGCTGGCAAAGCACTTGAAAATAGTGCTACTGCCATAAGCAAGGCTGATACAGCGGTGTCTCAAGCAGGTTCAGCTTCATCAATGGCACGGGAAGCAACAGCAACAGCACAATCGGCAAGTTCAAAAGCAGATGGTGCTATTAATACAGCCAATACCGCTAGTAGTGATGCTGCAACTGCAAAAACCAATGCTGCAACTGCTATCAGTAAAGCGCAAGCTGCTGCTGATGCTTCTAGTGCTAATGCATTATCTATTAATGAAATCAATGCTGCTTTAGAGGACAAGGCTTCAACTGGTGCGCTTGAAGAAGTCAAAGCGGATGTAGAGGATATTGATGGCGTTGTTAAAGCTCAAACGCAGAAGCTTGATGGTGTTTATGCAAAAGTTACTCCATTAACTGCTGACCAAAACAACTGGACAGCTGATAGTGGTAGCAACCAAGCAGGGGCGTGGACAATTCAGTCTGCTTATGCTGATGGCGATTTAGCTTTAAGTAAGCGCATCGATACCGTTTCAGCTTCAGTTGGTGAAAACACTGCATTAATTCAACAGGAAGCTACAGCAAGAGCGAGTGGTGATGCTGCTACAGTCCAAGCTTTAAATGTTTATAAAGCGAGTAACGATGCAGCTTTAGCAGCAGTGAGTCAACGAGTTGATATTAATACTGCAGACAATGAAGCAACCGCTTTAAAAGTTGATGCAATTGATGTCAAAGTCAATACTGCAACTGATCAAGCAGGTCAGGCACTTGAAAATAGTGCTACTGCTGTAACTAAATCTGAAGCAGCAGTTTCGGAAGCTGGGTCTGCTGTTACTGTAGCAAATCAGGCAAAAGCAACAGCTGGCACTGCAAGTAGTGATGCTGCAACAGCTAAGGCAAATGCAGCCACAGCACTATCACAAGCCAATGCAGCAGCAGATGCATCTAGTGCTGCAATTGAGCGTGTTGAGTCTGTAGAGGCTGAGCTTAGTGACAAGGCCTCAACAGGTTATGTGGATAGTGTGAAAGCTACCGTTGATGAGCAGGGTGATTTGATCAATGCAAATACTGAGCGATTAAGCGGAGTCTATGCAAAAGTTACCCCACTAACCGCAGATAGTACTTCACTAACTGCTGACAGCTCATCAACAGAGGCTGGATCATGGTCATTACAGTCAGCAGCAGCTGAAGGTGACTTGGTTTTAAGTAAGCGGATTGATATTACTCAGGCTCAGATAGATGAAAATAAGGCAACTATTGCCTCTGAATCTACTGCGCGTGTAAATGCTGATAGCGCACTTGGGCAACGTATTGATACTGTTCAAACTCAGTTTGAAAGTAACAAAGCAACAGTTCAGAGCCAGATCAAAACGCTTACAGATAGTCAGTCTTCGCAAGCAAGTCAAATTGATATTGTTCAAGCTTCTGCTTCATCTGCAAATGCAGCAGCGGGTAATGCACAATTAACGGCTAATGATGCCTTGGATAAGGCAAATACAGCAAACACCAATTTGGCAACAGTTCAACAAAAAGTGAATGCGGTTTCGGATGCTCAGAGTGCGACAGCAGAGAAAGTTGATACTATTCAAACAACTGTTGACGGACATACAGCATCGATTCAGGAAGTGTCAAAAAGTGTAGATGGTGTCTATGCAGAGCAATTCATGAAGTTTGATGTGAATGGCCATGTCTCAGGACATGGTTCAATGAATGATGGTACGACTTCAACTTTCATATTCAATTATGATGCAATTCAGTTTGGTACGCCTGTCGGTGTTGATGGTGTAAAACCTAAACCATTAATGACACTGCAAAATACTCCAGTTACTTTGCCAAACGGTACTGTTATTCCGCGTGGTTTGTATGTCGATAATGGTAGTTTTGGATATATCAATGCCAATCGGATCTGGGCAGAAAACTTAAGTGTTATTAGTGCGGACTTGGGAACAATTAAAGTCAAAACTGCGAATATTGAAGATGGCGCAATTGATACTCTAAAGATCAAGGATGAGGCTGTAACTGTACCGATAGGAGTTAAAGCAATTGATATCAAAACTATCAATAGTTTTTCAGGAGGATCAACTGGTGGGTTGCCTAATAATGATTTTAATAACCACCTATCAGCGTGGGAAAATCATATAGGTACACTTTTACAAGTAACGTTAAATAGAAGTGGTGGAAAAGTTAGAATTGATGCTTCAGTAAATATTTGCACACCTACTTTTGGCGCTTTTAGTGTAAGTGACGGACGAGGTAATCCAATTGCAGCTAACGATAGGGCAATGGCTTCCTTTTATATTTCAATATATAAAAATGGGTCTTTAATTGGCAGGGGCTCTCTGGGCGCGAATATTGAGACTGGTAATATTAACGTTAATTTTAATGGTACAGCGGTTATCGTTTCAGCTATTGATGATAACAGTACTATTGGCAATGTTACCTACACACTTAAAGCAGGATTTGCTCGACAGGAGGGCGTTAATATCCCATTAAATGTGGAATCAAGAAGCAACTTTATGATTACTTCAAGAACATTAAGTGTAATTGAAATGAAGAAATAACAGCACCCAATTGGGTGCTTTTTTATTGCCAAAATATTCGGGAGTTATGAATGGAACCAGTTTCCACAAGCGGCTTTGCTGCAATTTTAAAATTTTATGGGGTAGCAATCATGGTGACTCTTGCAGTTGCCTTAGTTGCTGCCGTTGTATTAATGACACGAATGCCACGATCGCCTCAAGAATGGGCGGTAGGTTTAATTTGTACTGTTGTATCAAGTCTTGCTGGCGGTTCGCTAATTATTATGAAGTTTAGTTTGCATGCTTGGGCAACTGATACATGGGGATGGTTTGCAATAGGTGGACTTTTCTTTGTATGCGGCTTACCCGGTTGGGCTTTGATTAGGTGGGTCTTTAATTTCATTGATAAACAGGAAGGCAAGACGATTGTCGAAGTAATTAAAGAAATTAAAAAGTCAAAAAATGATATTACAGGTGGCTAATCATGAACATCGAACAATATCTTGATGAGTTAATTAAGCGCGAAGGCGGTTATGTGAACAATCCAGCAGACCGTGGTGGTGCAACTAAATATGGCATCACACAAGCTGTTGCGCGTGAAAATGGCTGGAATGGCAATATGAAAGATTTGCCGCTTGAATTTGCAAAAAGTATTTATAGAAAACAATACTGGTTGGAACCGCGTTTTGATCAGGTAAATGCACTTAGTCCATCTGTTGCTGAAGAATTGCTAGACACAGGAGTGAACTGTGGTACTGGATTCGCAAAGCCTCTATTACAACGTGCATTAAACTTGCTAAACAATCAGGGTAAAGCAGGTTGGTCTGATTTATCAGTAGATGGGGTTTATGGTCCAGCTACTTTAAATGCACTTAAAACATTTTTAGCCAAGCGGGGCAAAGAAGGTGAAAAGGTATTAGTCCGTGTCCTTAATATCATGCAAGGTCAGCGCTATATCGAAATCTGTGAACGCAACCCCAAGCAAGAGCAATTTTTTTATGGTTGGATCAATAACCGGATCGCATAAAGTCGTTATGTGCAAACGTACCAAAGTTGCATCGATCATCACATTGCTGTGCTTAATCTTCTCAGGTTGCACAGCTCACACTATAAATAGTAATGTGAATGTCTCGATTTGTGTAAGGGCTTTGTGATGTCGCAAGTCATGATCATGGTTTCGGAAGCGGGCAGAATGGAGAATACTTGCAATCTACCCGCTGATTTAGATAAGAACGGGAATGTTCTTAAAATCTATGACTACTCATTAAAAGAGTTGCCGATTAATTTGGATGGAACCGTGACATTTAATAGACGCCGTTGGGAACTTCCCATTAAAGTAGATTTAAAATAA